GACCAGGAAATTTGGGAGGATTTGTGTATTTCAGCGGTTTAATTTCGATTAGATATGTTTTTAAAGATCCATCTTTTTGTTTGATGGTTATCTTAAAATCTATGAAATAACGGTGTAATTTATTATCAGTTGGACAAACATAGGGAATTATAGTTTCCTCTGAACTCCATCTAACTATAAAAGGACTAACATCACACCATTTCGCGAATGTTCGCTCCCATGAAGATCTACACCATATATTTGAAACATCGCCAGAGTATTTTTCTGGATATGTTGGAATGTATCTTGATTTATGGAACATAAATAATAATATGTAAAAAACCTATTTAGGGAATACAAATGGATTTTTCAATCAAAGACGCTTCAGCTTCTGGCTGGAATTACCTAAAACAGAAATCATCAGAAGCTGTTTCGGCTCTTGATAAAGCAACACTTGCCCCACCAGCAAAAATGGAAAAAAACACTAAAGGTGTGAGGGGTAATGCATTTAATGCAAACAAATATAAGATAGATCAATTGAGTTATCCAATTGATGTTTTAGATAAAAAGTATGGTGGAAATTATGCGATTTTCTACATCAACGTTTCTGACGATTCAAAACTTAATGTTTCAGATAACACAGTGGAACTAGATCCTAATACTGAAAAGCGTATGCGTGGTGGTATGGTTGCTAAAGGTATGTCAAAAACACAGTTGGCTACAGCTGCAGCTGGTGTCCAAATTCTTGAAGGTGCAGCTGGCGGTTTTAAAAAAGGTAATCAAGTAACTAAAGCTGATGGTTCTACGAAAAATTCAAAAATTTCTGGTGCTGCTTCTGGTGCTGCTGAATCATTACCAGAAGCCCTAACAACTGGTATTGGTGTTGCTGTTGCAGCATCACTTGCGCCAAGTGCTTCTAGAAGTCAAAGAAGACTTAAAACAGCTATTGCTCTTCATGTACCAAATCAACTCTCTATTCATTATGGTACAACTTGGTCAGAAGTAGATACTGCTGCATTACAAGCAGTAGCCGATGCAGGTGGAGCTTTAGCTGATGCAATATCAGACCCAAGAAATTTAGCAAAACATGCTGGTGCAACAGGAGCGATTGTTCGTGAAGCAGCAGCAAACTTAGCACTAACAAAATTACCAAATGCTGGTGCAATTTCTGCGGCTCTTGGTATTGCTGCTAACCCCAAGAAAGAGCAAACTTTCCAAGGTGTTGAATTCCGTAAATTTACTTTTGACTATCAATTCTATCCAAGAGACGAGTTTGAAGCTGAGAATGTTTTAAAGATTATACATCAATTCAAATTACATATGCATCCAGAATTCAAAAGTGAATTAAACTATGTTTGGATTTATCCTTCCGAATTTGATATTATCTATTATACAGAGGGGCAAGAGAATTTAAATATTCATCAACATACATCTTCTGTATTAACATCTATGAATGTTAATTATACACCAAATGGTAATTTTTCTGTTTTTGCAAATGGTATGCCAACCCAAATTAATATGACATTAGAGTTTAAAGAACTACAACTTGCTTCTAAAGAAACAATTGGTCTTGAACCAGGAGGTCTATAAATGTACTTCAAAGATTTTCCACAATTCTTATATGATTTCAATTATGGAAATACAAGCAAAACTAACGTTGTTTTAGACATAACACGAAACATTCGTTTTCGAAAAGAAATTTTAAGTAATATAACAGTATATGATGAATATGATATTGTTGATGGCGAAACACCAGAAATTTTAGCAGAAAAATTTTATGGCACACCAGAATACCATTGGGTTATTATGTTGGCTAATGAAAAATATGATTACAGAAATGATTTTCCTATACAGGAAAGCGTTTTACAGAAACATATCCACACAGTATATAATCCAGTTCTTTATTCTTCTGACTGGTATTGGGAGACCCATAATAATACTACATATTTTCATATAAAGATTACAAGCACCCAAGTTCCATTTGACCCTGCGTACCTAACTGCACCTATTAAAGTTAATATAACTGATAACGATTATTCTCTTAATGAGACTGTTAATTTTCCTAGTTCTACAGCTGGTATTGACGCAGAAACTCAATATTTTTATTTTAAATTATCTTCAGTTGGAACTCAATGGTTATTAGAACATGGTAATGAAGGTTCTACTTCTACACAAGGGACTGGTAGTGTAAATCTTACTATTAAAACAGAAGGTAGAGAAAATAATCCAGTATTTTTTAAGAATATGTTAGGCAATATTGTAAATCCAGGACCAGGAGCTATCCCAGTAACTGGTGATGCTATTCATAGACAAGAAAATGATAAGAAACGAAGAATTAAAATTATTTCTCCTTCTTTAATTGAAAGTATATTAAGAAACTACGAAGACCAACTAAGTTGATATGTCAAATTTTATAGCTGGAAATAATTTACGTTTCGCAGGTGACGTAACAATAAACAGAGCAACTTTAGTTTCATCTAAAGGGGTATACCTCAACGTCACTGGACAGGTTTTAGCAGTAAGAGTTTATGAAGATATATTTTCGCCATTTATTACTGGTGTTTTGGTATTAAAAGAATCATTTGATCTTCAAAATTTATTACCATTAATCGGTGAAGAATATATTAAATTAGATATTGAAACACCAACTATTAAAAATTCTAAATTCAGTGGTTTATTTTATGTTTATAAAATGGGTGACAAAGTTAATATGGGTAATGCAGCAGTAGCATATGAATTGTGTTTTATATCAAGCGAAGCTGTTGTTGATATGAATAAAAAAATTAGTAAAGTTTATGCTGGTAAAATTTCTGATATTGTTCCACCGTTTGTATATGATCAAATTGATGGATTAGAGAGCGGTAAAAAATTCCTTATTGAAAAAACTAGAAATACTATTAAATATGTTTCTCCATATTGGTCTCCAGTAAAAAACTTATCGTTCCTTGCAGAAAACTCTATTTCAGAAACTCAATCTCCTTCGTTTTTATTTTTTGAAAATCGAGATGGATTTAACTTTAGATCTTTAGAAAAATTATATACAGCTGATGTAAAACAAACGTTTATACAGGATAAATATACCCGTGATAGTTTTCCAAAGGGTGGTAACATTCTTAATATTTTAGAAGACTATAAACGTATTGGAACAATTGAGTATACTACATCATATGATTCTATCGATAGAACTAGATCTGGAATGCTTTCTTCCAAACTTATTTCTTATGATTCTACTAAGAAATCCTATACTGTTAAAAATTATTCTGCAAAAACTCGTTTTAAAACTCAACTACATTTAAACGAAAACCCTCTGTTTTCAGATAAAGCTGTTGCTAGAAGCAACTCATTACACATTGTTTTCCCTCGTGCTTTTGAAACTTTTACATCTTTCGGTGATACAACAAATGCACGTATCCTTCAAGAGCGCATCTCTTTTATGAAGATGGCAGAAGCTCATAAAATTACAATAACTGTTCCTGGAAGGATGGATTATACTGTTGGTCAGGTTGTTAATGTTATTCTTTATAAAAAACAACCAGTAAAACAGAAAGATTCATCAAGAGATTTAATAGATGAAGTTAATAGTGGAAGATATATAATGTCAGCAATATCGCATAATATAAAACCAGCAGGTCATGATTGCACAATTGAGTTAATAAAAGATTCAATGAGAAAGAAAACATAATGCAAATTTATTTTGGAGTTGTTGAAAACAGAGTAGACCCACTTCGTCTTGGCAGATGTCAGGTTCGAGTAGTTGGTCTGCATACTCACGATAAAAATTTATTACCAACATCAGATTTACCATGGTGTGCTCAAATGCAGCCAACTACTTCTGCTGCAATGAATGGTATTGGTTATAGTTATGTTGGACCAGTTGAAGGAACATCTGTTGTTGTAACCTATGCTGATGACTCGTTACAACAGGGTATTATTTTGGGTGCAATTGGTGGTATTGCTACTGAACCAGTACCTATTGATTATGAAGATACTGGACCAATTAATACAACAGGAACAAGTAAGAAAATTGAATTAAGAACAGTTCCTGGACCAACGACTGGTAATATATTAACATTCTATGACCCAATTTCTGGAAGAACTGATATTACAAGTAAATTAACAGCAAATATGCGTGTTGATGGCTTTGGTATTGAATATGGAACAACAATCGTTTCTATTGATAGTGGTACACAAATAACAATATCATCAAATGTCAGAGACTTTGGTGAAAATATTGTTGAATTTACTGAGCAATTATCTAATGCTGCAGCAGTTATTGAATCCAAAACAAACGTTGGAGCATCTACTCTTTCTCAGCAGGCTGACCCGATTAAAACAACTCCAGTCAACTCCGAAATACCAACCCTTCCACCATTACCTGAGTTTAAAAATACACAGACTAAAGCATCAGAAGGTATTAAAGCAATAATTTCTGCATGTGATAAGGTTGGACTTACAACAAAAGCACAAAAGTGCGCTTTGTTGGGTATTATTGGTGGTGAGTCTGGGTGGATACCAAAAGAAGAATCTCATGATTATAGTTCAGTAAATAGAATTAGAGAAGTTTTTAGTTTCTTAACCCAGGAAGAAGCAGAAAAATATATCAATGCGACTAAAAAAGGAATATCAAAATATGAATTCTTTTCAGTCATGTATGGACCAACTAAACGTGGTAAATCATTTTTAGGAAATAAAACTGATGATGATGGTGGGAAATATTATGGTCGTGGTCTTATTCAGTTAACAGGAAAGAGCAATTACACTAAGTTTAATAAACTCGCTCAACAATATGATGCAACAATTGATATTCTTGGAAACCCCGATAGTCTTAATACAGACATTAACGTTTCTGCTTTAATTGCAGCACTATTTGTAAAAGCAAATACAGTAGCAGAAAATCCAAACGCACACCCAGACTTTTTCTATGCAACAAAATCAAGAGTTGGGGTCAACACTGCTGATATAGCTGCAAGAAAATTAAGATATTATGAGTATTTCTATGGTCAACAGGGTGGTGGTGTTATTAAAGATGCTGGCGCAGCAGATCCTGGTGTAAATAATGATTCACAAGAAACTAGACCAGGACCATCAATAGCATCTATCACAACTGGTTCTTATGGTTTAGGTTTTAGAGATCCAAATAACAAGTATCCGTTAAAAGAATATATCGGTGAATCT